AGATCTTTATGAAACCATTAAAGGATATAAAGAAGACTACGGCACACCTTATCTTGCTCGTCAACTCTTCAATGAGATGAAGATTCAATTGAATCACCCAGAAGCAGAAGATTATTATCGTGCTGTTGCTTTTTATATTATCAACAAATGTTCTTTTTCTGGTCTGACTGAAAGTTCCTCTTTTAGTGCCCAAGCAAGTGATCATAATTTTACCATGAGTAATATTGAAAAACTTCCTGGGTATGGAGAACTGATTAAAGATTGGCGGATCACTAACTATAATTATGATAGTCTTTTGACCGATGATAAATCTGTATTTGTTTATCTTGACCCTCCTTATGATATTAAGGATAATCTCTATGGCAGAAAGGGATCAATGCACAAAGGATTTGATCACGATAAGTTTGCTAATGATTGTGATCGTTTTCTGGCTCATCAATTAGTTTCCTACAACAATTCTAATCTTGTTAAGGATCGTTTCAAGGGGTGGACAGCTGGAGAATTTGCACACACCTACACCATGAGGAGCGTAGGGTCCTATAATACAGATCAAGCGAGTCGGCACGAACTGGTGCTGTTTAATTATGAAGTGTAAAGTTCAACTCTATGTTGGTGGTAAAGTCTTTGACGAAATTGTTGAAGCAGTGAACTATCAGGATGCCAAAGAAACTGCTTTGGCACGTAATCCTAAAGCAAAAGTTATTAGTGTGACTGCTGTGTTTAAATGAAACCAGAATTAAAAGATTATCTTTATAGTATCAACCAATCAAAACAGAATATTTTAGATGTAGACAAAGAAGCAGAGCAAGATTATCCACCGTTTATCATTAATAAATGTCTATCAGGATTTACTGATACCATTCTTTATGCCAATGAGATGAATAAAAATTCTCATTTGCCTAAAAAATTACAATACGATTTTTTTATAAATAGTTTGAAACCAAGGAAGAGATTTTTCTCCTTGGATTAAAAAACAAACTCTTGAGCATCTTGAACTGGTGAAAGAGTATTATGGTTATAGTCATAATAAAGCTCTAGAAGCATTAAGGATTCTCAGAAACGATCAACTTGATTTTATAAAAAAATCATTAAACAAAGGTGGAACTAAATGACAACTGATATTGAAATACAATGGCAACAATCTGATATGGTAGAGGTTGCTTTAGGACAACCAGATGACTTTCTGAAAGTCCGTGAAACACTAACCAGAATCGGAGTTGCTTCTAGAAAAGAAAGGAAGATTTATCAATCTTGCCACATCTTACATAAACAAGGTAAGTATTACATCGTTCATTTCAAAGAGTTGTTTGCTCTTGATGGAAAGAAAACTAATCTTTCTTTGAATGATGTTCAACGTAGAAATAGAATCATTCAACTACTATCTGATTGGGGATTGATTACTGTCATCAATCCAGAAAGTATTGAAGATGTAGCTCCTCTCAATCAAATTAAAGTTTTATCTTTCAAAGATAAAGATGAGTGGACACTGGAAAGTAAATACAACATTGGTCGTAAGAAGACCGAGATAACCGAATAAAAAAGTGGGGAGAACAACACTCCCCTTTTTTATGCTTTCTGATATATAATAATGATAGATGGGAGCAGTCGCTACCACTATACGCTAAAGCGGAGTCTTCGGATCCGTAATTCAAAACACTCGCTTATTTAAGGAGAACTAAAATGACAAACACATATACTTGGGATGTTTATACCCCATTTGGAGTAGGACTAGAAACTATTTTTAATCGTTTAGATTCTATGTCTGGTCATAATACTAATTACCCGCCATACAATATCATCAAGAATGATCAAGCTAATTATGAAATTGAAGTTGCTCTTGCTGGTTTTAAAGCGGAAGAAATTGAGGTCTCTACGGAACAGAACATTCTCCGAGTTACTTCTAAAGTTGAGAAACGAGATTCTGAAAGAACATATCTCCACAAAGGATTGTCGAAGCGTTCCTTCTCTCACAGTTGGCAATTAGCAGATGATGTACGTGTATCTAATGTAGATTTTGCGGACGGTTTATTGTCGATTTCGCTGGAAAAAATTATTCCAGAACATCAAAAGAAAACTGTGTATAAGATTGGAGGATTAGAAATTCCAGTTCCACAGTTTCTGACAGAAGATCGAGACTCAAATTTTCCTAATGAGAATACAATAAATAATAAAGGGTAACCCCAAATATCGTCGGCATAGGGCAAGGTTGGCAACTATCAACCGTTGCCCTTTTT